TCCAGCCGACCCATCCAAGTCGGGTGTCATATACCCCGGATACGATCCGGGCAACGCGTTGCTTCCGTGCCATTGGATAGCCGATCCCGTAGCGTGGGGTGCTGCAAACATGCTGCCGTTCACGATGTACGTGTAGCCGTTGAAGGTCACACCCGCAGCGGGTTGGCTCCCCGAGAAGACCAGCGTCCCGGTGGTGCGCTCCATGGGGCCGGAAAAGTCCCCGGAAGCGTTCTCGTTCCAATACACCTGCGTAGTGGAAGGTGCCGTGGACGGGTTGACGCTGGCAAGAATCTGGTTCTGCCCGCTCTCATAGTGGGTGAACAGGGACACGATCTCGTCGGTCAACGCCGTAGCGTTGACTTTGGTCACAGCATCGCGGCGCCGCACACCCCCACGCGGGTCCACCTCCACATTCAACAAGGCCGGAGACTCATTGTACGCGATGTTGAACTGGTCGGCACGCAGATTCAGACCACCCTTGAAGTCCGACTTCTCCTCATACCGGTACGCCTCGCCCTGCTTGGCTACCTTCGTATCTGCCTGTAGAGGCATCTACAACTCCCAAGAATAACGTAGCCTGCCCGGCAGATACGACTGTGACAGCCACCGTGACGCCCTGATACTGTTCAATATCAGCGGTTGCGGGGCGGGAGTGTCCTCAAACCGTGCCCGCAAGTTGTCCAACTCCTGAATGAACTGCGAATAGTACTGCTGCCCCATCGCAGCATCCTCCTGCTGCTGATACGCCCGGTACAACGCGTACAACGTCAACACGTTGTCGAACGGCACCGGCAGATCCGGCGTGTTCGCATCAGCAATCGAAGCCCGATACACGGCGGTGTTACCGCCAAAGTCCACCGGGTTGCGGTAGCCGCGAATCGAAATGGTCTGAACCTCGGAGGGTGTCGGGTACAGGCGGATCGTCTGGTTGGTTATCGCCGCTGACGCGCTGATACCCGCATTCCACGTTGACCAGTACCACGGCTTACCCGTGGAGTTGGACTCCAACGGGTAAATGATGTCGCCCACGTCGTACCCAATGTACTCCAATACGTGGTTGTCGGTCTTCATTGCCGCAACCTCACGCACCCCGACATTCTTCGGGGCTGACGCCCCAGAAAAGGTCACACCGTCGTGAGTGAAACTCAGGGCGGTTCCCACTTCCGCCATCGTGTAATCCTTCTGCGACGCCACCGTGTCGAACGTCAACGCAACCTCGTAGAACGGCCACCGCTTCTCAGAGTACACGATGATATCGTACCCTTCACGGATGAACGTGTTCATCGTGGCATCAGTGATGTCGTTCGATGTTATGTCAACCACGTTGCGAACATGGTCGCGCATTGCGCTAAGTTGCACGAGACGCTCCTAAGTGGTGTGGAAGACGCAGCAATCGGTGCCACCCATGGGCTTCGCCTTGCAGGCTGCACCCGATTTGGTTGTGGCTGTACACGCAGGGGGGGCCGCCACGGGAGGTTCATGGGTGGGGGTGGGGTTTACGCGGTGGATACGTCGGTCATGCCCAACGGCGTGACCCTCGGGGTTGAGCGTCTTGTAGTTGCCCGCAGGAGTTCCTGCGGGGCGCTGACCCTGTTTGTATGCGTATGCGAAACCCCGTGCCATGATTCCTCCCGTGGCGACGAACTGTCTATCAGGCCGTGGCGCCAAACATGTAACCCTGACGGGCACGGTTGCTGCATGTCAAGTTGCCGTAGACCAGCAACTGTGAGAACACAGCGTCCTGATTAGTGGGACGCACGAACGGTGTCGGCTTGAACCAGACATCGCTGTGAGCCACCAACTGCAGGTACTTGGTGTTGAGGAACATCATCTGCCCACTCGTTGCAGCCCCATCGAAGGTAACGGGTGCGCCCTTGAACAGCAGGTTCTGGAACCCGCCATCGGCCACATCGGTATCGGTGTACCGAATCTGGTCACTCAGGAGCGACTCGTACTTCTCGTACAGGGTCTGTGTGGTAATGATGATCGTCGGCTGATCGTTACCAACCGAAATGCTGTTGTAGACGTTTGCCATCGTGAGTTGCGTCAAAGCGCCATTCTCGTCCGTCTCGGTGGACTTCCACCACGAGTTGCCTGCGGCAGTCGGGTCGATTCCACCCAGCGACGTGTTGGGCTTGGCAACAATCAGGTGCAGACCATTCCAGTCTTTACCACCGTTACCAGTACCATCCGCCCAGAACATGGTGTTCATGTTCTCAATCACCGTTTCCTGCGTCTGGAAGATCTTGCCTTCCAGCAGGTCGATGATGGCGGCTTCGCCGTTGTTCTTGGCTTCCTCAATACCGCTGATCGTCACGGTGGCAGCATACTGTCTCCAATCGTACTCAGCGGCTGAAATGCCGGTCTGAGCCGTAATGTCGATAGTATCCGTGCCCGCGTACGAACCGGCCGTACTGTTTGTCCCGTAAATAATCGGGACGACGATCTTCGTACCACCTGAAACGCGCCGAATAGTCTGACCGTTCGTCAAGGCGTAGAACAATGGTCTAGCCGAGAAAATGTTGTCAGTGAGTTTCGGGACGTAGTTCTTCAGGGTGGTAGACAGAAGTTCGTCGAATGCTGTGTTACCAGCCATGATCTGTCACCTCTCTGTGTTGGTTATGAGGCAAGTTCCCGCTTGGCGTTCTCAAACGCCTCACGGATAGAGGACACCTTTTTCGGCGCGGCACTCCGCGTAGACCCAGCCTGCTTGGAACCCGAGGGATCCACCACACTGGCATCACGCTTCGCTTCGGTCCGCTCCTGCTCCTTCTCCAACTTCGTTGCACGATCAACAACAGCGCCGTAACGCATGTGCGTCAACGCCGCCTCCAAGTTGCCGATCTTATGTCGCAACGCATGCTGGAACAGGTCGGAGGGATCAAAGTCGCCATACTCCGTCTGTAAGTCCTCTACTTGCTTCTCTACTGCCTGTCGTCTGTGCATACGGTCCTGAGCAGCCAGCCGGGACTCTAGGTGTGTGATCCGTTCTGACGTGGCATCCGGTTCCTGTTCCTCCACCTGCTCCCAAGCGTCGTCGAAAGACTCCGCTCGTCGAACTGGTGCTGGAGTGTAGGTTGCCTGATTCACGCCAAAAGCATCTCCCAAAGCCGTCAATGTTCCCTCCGGATCTGACTCCAGAGAAGACACGATGGCTTCCGCTTGCTCTAACCGTTTACGTTCGGATGCCAACTCCTGCGTCTTACGGGTGTAATCCGCCTGACGTTGGTACCCGTCCCGAAGTTCGTCCAGACTGACCTGCTCTTCCACCCCATCCACCTTTATGGTGTAGGCGTCCGACGCTGGTTCCTGTTGAACCTCCACCGAAGAATCCGGAGTATCCACCTCAGTGGATTCCACAACATCCTCGTCCATTTACTTTCCTCTCTCGGAGTCCGTTAGGTTGCTCCTATATACACGGGACGGTTGTCCCGCTACAGCGACGGTAACTCCAAACCCATCTGGCCTTGGAGTTGCGCCACCAACTCTGGAGGCACCCCACCCGTGGGAGCAAACGCCCCCATGCTTGGGGGGCCACCCGGTGCAGGAACACCGGCACCACCCTGAGGTTCGCCCGGAGGCCCCCCTCCCGGTGCAGGTTCCTGCTGCGGTTGTTCCATAATAAACTTGTCCGGATCCTTTATGTCGAAGCCCTGCTGCAACACGTAGCGCGCCAACGCTGCGGGGTCGATGACCACACCGATCAGCGGCGCTATGGCGTTCATCAGCGACACGGCCTGCTGCTTGCGAATGGTGTCATTGATCGGTTGCGTGGAACCACCCTCCACGCTGAAATCGTACTCACCCGTGATGTCGTCACGGGTGTAGCGAACGAACAGACTCTCCCCCGACCGGGCTGCCACCCTCGCCATATCCTCACCAGTCATAAACTGTTGAATCAACTGGAGAACCCTGCGTGCAATGTGGGAGATGCCGATCTCAATAATCGCCAACTTGTCTGCAGCGCGGGCATTACCGGCATCGGCGATAATGCTCGCCTCCGTAGCCGTACGCCGAATCTCCGGCATTTGACCCCGTGCGTACTCCGACACGCCAGACACCGTATTGATGTCCTGCTCCACGATCTCCGACATGTTGTAGATTTCTGGCGACAACGGGGTTTGAGGCATCGGAACCACGATCTCGCTCAACGGCTTGTTCTCATCCACCACCGGCACCAACCGACCATCCTGATCGGATTCCAACGCCTCGCGTCCCTCGGGGCCAAACGAACGCTCATGGTACAGGTACTTGCGGGCGTAACGCTTCCGGGCGTTCATCATCTGCGAACGCGTCTTGTCCAACTCCAACTGCAATGATTCGATGGACTCCAAATCACCCATCGGGTAGAAATAGTCCGGTACGTCGTAGTTGCGCAGCATCACGAACGGCTGCCCGTAAGCGTACGGCATCGGGAACGGGTCAACCAGATAGTCGTCCCCCGTCATGGAAAACACACTCATGGTGTTTTCCGTCACATCGTAGAACTCGAAGATGACCACCCGGTCCTCTTCGCGGAGGTACTCTTCCCGTTCCTGCCGCTCCGTGTTGTCATACATCGGGAACAGCGTCGAATCCGCCGTCAAACGCTTCCTAGCCGAAGCCTTGTACCGCTTGTCAGACTTGGCATCCTCCAACCGTCGTGTGATCCTCTGGGCAATCCACTTCGCATCCTCAATGCAGGTCGCCTCAGGATCCACATACATGTCGAACGGACTGATCCGTTCGACGAACGGCTGATCCTCCACCACCGTCATCGCAGTCTGCGGAATACTGGCCTCAATCTCCAAATCCGTCGGCAGGCCCGACGCCAGATCGGGACGTTCCGCAGCAAACGTGTCAGTCTCAACGACCGCCTCACCAAACAGGTCTTCCCGTTCCGCATCGGCGAGCATCCGTTCCTGCTCCAAGAACTTCCACCCGACCTTTACCCAGCCGTGACCGAAAATCAGGAAATCCTTGACAGCACGCCGGAACGGCTTCTTGAAATCGTGGTGACGCCAAAGATAGTTGACCACAGCCTCAACGAACGCTGCGCGGTCCTGATCCTCTGGCCTCGTGGGTGACACCACGATCTTGGGATGATTCACCGACACTGACGGTGCGATGACGTTCACTGTGCTGAACGCCAGATTCACCGTAATCATGTCTTCCGTGGATATTGTAGTCCTCGGCCAATGCTTGCCCCGGTACAGGTCGTTCATGCGACGCCACAGGCTGTCGTAGCCCATCTCGTCACGCCAGCGGGCAGACGCGCGCAGTCTGCGCAGCGTCACCTCGAACCGTTCAGCCTTAGACTTTTGTGCCATTAGAACATCGCCTTGTCCGGCAAGCGTTCGATGTTACGTCCCTGAGCGCGCGCTTCCATCTCGGCCTTCTGGCCGCGCTCTTTCCGGCTTAGATGCTGCTCTTCGGGTGGCAACGTGGATCGGTAACCCCGACCAGTTACGAACCTGATCCCAAGCAGCCTTTGACGGCGTTCCCATAGTTCATCCAGTTCAACATCGGCCAGCGGCCCACGTAGCCCCACCACATACTTGCAGAACTCTCCGTAGGTCGCCTCCCGGGGGAGGACCGCCACAGTTACGGACGCTTAGTGTGTGGTGCAGCGTTATGACCCTTCAAGTCGGGCTGAGGCTTAGATGGCTCAACCTTCCCGGCAAGACCATGCTGGTTGAGGGGGGTTTCGCGTACCGTAACCTCACCGTAGCCACCGGTCTGCTGGGCGTATTTGGGGGTGCCGAAACGCTGTTTCGGAGAGTTCGGTATAGCCGGTTCCCAAATCGGGTTGGCTGACACCGAAGAGCCACGCTCCATTTTATCGTTCTTGCCCGAAGCGCCGTCAATGGTACGAGTACCGTTGGTGTGCGAAACGAACTTACCTGCTGCTGACATGTATCCTCCACTGTCGTCTAAACACTAAGATCAGAGTGTCCCACGCATCGTGTGCGCGCCGATATGCAAATCGGGGGTTTCGTCCGGTTTCACCATGCGTGCAAACCAATCCACGGTCCAGTAATCGTCGACCTTCTGCACAAACTCCGGCATGAAGGCGTACTGGCGCATCTCGTTCGCCAAAGCCAACGCCATAACCCGATCATCATGCGGTGATCCACTCATCGAACCCCGCTCATTGCGTGTATATGTACGCAACTCCGCTATCGTGTACCGGTCGTGAATCGTCAACTCCCCCGACCGGAGCGCCATACCCAGATCGTCGATCAGCAACGGCTTCGATGTTCGTGTGGTCTTCCACCCGAACTCCTGCGACACCCGCGTCATCGTAGTATTCAACGTCCGCTTCCGAAACATGTTCGGATGCCCCATGTTTCGCAACTGGACGATAGTTGTCAACCCGTGGTTGTTCGACTCAACACACGTCAAAGCGTCGTTGTACCACAGCGCCATACGGTAAACTTCGGTAGCCAACGTATCCGGCGGGATGTGACCATGCCAGATGGCGACCTGCTCCCCGGAACGCACATCCAGCGCCTGAATGCACGAATAGTCCCCGTGCGCCAACCCTTCCGCTGTGTCAACCCCCAGACAGTACGCCCGATGGGCGACTGGTTCACGCCAGACTGTGAGCATCGGTCCTGAACTCCACGAACTTCTTGTGCGGCTCCCACAGGTAGCCGCGCTGGCCCTCTTCCTCGTATCGCTTCATGTCCTCCAACACATCCAAGTCGAACACCGGGTTACCCGACTTTATGAACGCCTCCTCAGGCGTAGTCGGATACTCCTGAGCCAACTGCCAAGGCAACATCGA